GGTGCTGCTATACGCCGGCGTCACAACTGGCCCCATTTCGTAGAGCCCCGACGCTTCGACTACTTCGCGAATCGCCTTGCCTGCCTCGTCCGTCGTGAACCGCTCGCCGCCACGCTGTGCGACCGTGAACGCGAAAGAACTGCCGCGCAGATTCCTCGACCGCACGAGTGCGAGAACGTCCCGTCCGGCCTGCGTGTCTGGCGGCTCAACGATGTAGGAAATCCCACGCTCGTCGGAGATGATCTCCAGCGTGCCGGCAGACTCGCGGCCCAACAGCCAGTTGGAGTCGTGATTGAAGTACGACACGATCTCCTGCTTGCCGCGTTGGCGGCTGAGAATCTTGTCGAACGCCCCAGGCAGGATTCGCTCGCGAAAGCCGCCGAGATCCACGGACAGCCGGTTGTACGGAATCGCCAGCCCGCGAATCGCCTCGCGACCATTCGACCGCGACTCGACCACCAGCTCGGCCTCGGGCAGTTCCTCCACCAACAGCGAACGGCGTTCAATTTCCATCGGTCGTGTCCTCCTCTTCGGCCTGGTCTTCGGCGTCATCGGCCGGGGTGTCTTCTTCCTCGACGGGCGGCTCGGCCATCGGCTCGGGTGCCGGCGGCTCCTCGCCAGCTTTGTCGAGCGTGGTCATGTTCAGTTGGATGAAGTGCTTGTCGCCCTCGGGGCCGAGCGGGTTCAAGTTTTCCATTTCGCGCACTTCGTTGATGCTCATCCACCCGTTCTGAATCGCCGACACGTAGTAGGCCGAGCGGCTGGCGTGATCGCCACGCAACAGACCGCTGACGTTGTGCTCGGCAAAGTACCGCTCGTCATCGTCAATCAGGTCGCGGGCAATCGCCGCTTCCCACCGCTTCAGATGCGGCAGCAGGCAGTGCTGGACGAACTCCGTGCCCTGGACCTCGATGTTGCTGTAGGTCGAGCGGGTCAGGTCTTGGATCATGTGCGGCGGCACGCGAAACGCCCGGCAGATTTCGATGACCTGGTACTGCCGCGTCTCGAGGAACTGCGCCGCCTCATTGCTGCCGCTAAGCTCGTGAGCCTTCACGCCATTCGGCAACACCGCCGTGCGGTGCGCTCGATCCGGCCCACGGTGCATCCGCTCCCACTGCTCACGCAGACGCTCGGCTGCCTCGACCGGGATCGGGTTGTCGCTCTCCAGCACGATGCCAGGCCGGGCACCGTTGCCGAAGTAGGTGCTGCCGTGGGCCTCCAACGCCTGGGCCAGCCCGATGGCGTTCTGGAACAGCCGGTACGTCGGGATCGGGTGGATGCCGTCGCTCGTCGTGTACCGCAGAGCAAAGATCTGCTCCTGGCGGTACACCGTCTGCCGGCCATCCGGCTCGCGGTAGAGGTAGCGAATCTGGCCGTTCTCCAGCCGCTCCTCTTCCATCCGTGACGAGTGCAGCGGCCAGAGCTCACCGACCGTGCCACGGGGGCCGGGCCGCTTCTCCGCGTACGACGCGCCGTAGTGCAGGTACAGCCCCGTCATCCAATCCCGAAACTCCTGGGCCGTCTGCCACGGATTCGGCTGCGTGTGCAGCAGACGGTACAGCGGATGTTCGGGCACCTTGCGCTTGCCACCCGTCGTGACTCGCTCGTACAGATGCAGAGGCAGAGACGAGACGCTGTCGGAAATCACCCTGATACAGGCCGTGTACGCCGAGCACGCCATCGACGTATCGGCGTTGACGCGGATGCCCGACGCGGTGCGACCACCGCCCATCTCGCTCCAGTCGATGCCACGAAGCTCGTGCATCCGGTAGTCATTCGTGATCGCCGTGTCACTCATAGCGTGATGATGTCCCAGGATTGTTCGGCTGGCGGGGCCGTGGCCACGGCGTAGATGCCGCAGCACATGGCAAGGCACACCATGCCGTCGATTCGCTCTGTGCTTCTGGCTTTACTGGGCTTAATGTTCCCGTTCGCGTCCTGCTGTATCGCCACGTTGCCGGCTTGCCACGCCATCACTGGATGCCCGCCATGCAGCAGGCGACCGGCGACGGCCCATGCTTCCAGCTGCTTCGCGGCCGGGCTCATGCTGGCATAGCCCTGTCCAAATCCTGCCACGTTGACGCCATCTCCTTGCAGTTGTGTGGCTAACTGCGTCGCGTTCCAGCGGTCAATTGCCAACTGGCGAATCTGATACCTTTTCGCCAGGGCGTTTATGTCAGCCCGGACTATGTCAAAATCAGTTACGTTGCCCTGGGTCATCTTGAGATGCCCTTGGCGAGCCCACGTGAGATACGGCACCTTGTCTCGCCGCTCGCGCTGTGCGGCGTTTTCTTCTGGAATCCAGAAGTACGGCTGCACCCAGAACGTGCCGTCATCCAGCGGAAACAACAGCACCAGTGCCGTAGTGTCGAACGTGGACGCCAAGTCCAGGCCAGCCCAACACTCACGACCCTCGAGCGACACGGGGCACGGCTTGTTTCCCTGCGCCCAGTGATCCATGCGAAGCCATCGCGTGTCCTGCTCTGTCCACTGGTTTAAGTACAACTGCCGGAACGTGTTCTCGTACGCAGGCACCTCGACGGCCCGCTGGCACTCGCTTCGCAGGAAGTCCAGTTTGATCGAGACGCCGAGATTCGGATTGGCGACGGCCCACGTCTTTTCGTCCTTCCAGTCGGCGTCCGGTGCAGCCGCAAATATCGCCGGCAGGAACGTGTCATCGGTGATCGCACCGGATTGCACTGCCTCGGCGTATTTCCAGATTTCCCAACAGACGCTCTTGCGGTCGTAGCCGGCCGTCGTGATGTACACGAGCAGCGGCTGCCGACGCGCACCCTGGCTTGTGGCCATGACATCGACCAGCTCGCGACCTGGCTGGGCGTGGAGCTCGTCAAATATCACGCCGTGAGCGTTCAAGCCGTGCTTCGTGAACGCTTCCGCCGACAGCGCCTTGTACGTGGTATGCGTCTCTTCCCGCACGATGCTGTTGCGAAACACCCGCAGCCGGCTGCGTAACTTCGGCGAGTTCTCTACGCAAACCTTCGCCATCTCAAAGACCAGCCTGGCCTGGTCGCGGTCAGCGGCACACGAATAGATTTCCGCCCCAGGCTCCCCGTCGAACATGAGCTTGAGGGCGATCCCGGCACACAGCGTTGACTTGCCGTTCTTCCGTGGGATCGCCAGCAGGCTCGTGCGGTATTGCCGCATGCCATCCGGTCGCAACTGCCCAAACAACTGCCGAACGTAGTCCTTTTGCCACGGTTCGAGCAGGAACGGCTTGCCGCCAAGCTCGCCTTTCGCGTGCGTCAGGTTCTCTTCGAAGAACCGAACCGCCAACTCGCCAGGCGAGTCAGGCGAACATACGGGCGTCGTCGTCGTTTTGTGTCGGCGTTTGCTCAACTGCCGATACCCTCGCGAGGGCCGATGCCGTCAGGCCAAACTCGGCCGCGAACTTCAGCATCTGATTCCGTGCGTCGCGCTTCCGCATCCACGCCGGGTGGTTACTCACCCTACCCTTGTCGTCCATCAACGTGGTGCCGTTGGCCTTCAACTCCGCGTCGGCTTGCACCATGTCGGCGAACGAATCGCAGTAGGCGGCGAGGGTCTGCTGGTGACGCGGGCTCATCACCTTGGACGCCTCCAGCATGGGAACGATCCGCTCCCACTCAGCCCGGGCCGTATCGCACAGCCAGGCCGGGGCCGGCGGCACACCAGGCGGCGCCTCGATCCCGCTCTTATGCGGCCCCCTAACGCGAGAGCCACGAAGGCTAAGGATCGGCTTAGGCGTCGGCTTGCGGCCCTTGCCCATGGCTAGGCCCTCCTGAACTTCCAATTTCGGCCACGCGCACGCAAAAGGAAACCGTGGGGTTTGGTATCCGGCGCGGCCCTATGATTCGCACCGCCCCCAGCCCGGCCGCGTTTCCCGCAGCGTCTTGCGTGCATGGCACGCGGCACAACGGCAAGCCCCGTTGCCCAGGTCATACCGTTCGCCACCCTGTGCAATTGGCACGACGTGGTCGGCGTGGTTCGCCTGGTCGATACGTCCACAGTCCACGCACGCGAAACCATCCCGCGTCAACACCGCCTGCCTCCACCGTCTGTGCGCCTTATCGCAGTACCCTCGTGCCGCTGCATTTGGTCTACCGCTCTCATCCCTTCTGGTTGCGGTACGCAATCGCAGTGGCCTATGGGATGGGATGCGTTGCGGCATAGAGGGGGCATCAACTCTTGAGCGAGACGATTCCCGTGGTGCCTGTGCTGTTGGTTCCGCCGCTCACGATCTTCAGGAACGACAGCCCGAACACTGCATCAGGCAGCGCGTAGATGCGGCCTTCCGTGCTCGAAGGGGCGAGCGTGATATCAGCGGCTGAGCCATCGGCCCCATAGATACGCCGGAACGTGCCGTCTGCACTGGTGCTACCCCACATCTGGAGCGACGTGCTGTTGGTGCTCATCGTGCCCAGGTTCACG